CGTATTCGGAATCAGGGTTAGCAGGGTAAGCGGATTCTTCACGACAGTCTGGGTTGTTAGGGTCTAGTTGATTGTGTTCTGGATACATGCATGCAGAACTTGAGTAAAATATTTTTGTTGTATGTCTATTCTCTACAGGTCTTGAGTCCCACTTATCACCATAGGATTCATTCAACTTGCGTTGCTCCTCAAGCAAATTCAAATTGATTGATGCTGAGTTGTGCATGATCTCTGCGTCATGTTCACCAGTGAAAATGTAACCTGCTCCTCCCATATCAGCAGCAAACTGATATATCTCATCAAAGGTTTCTATCAAATAGTTTGGAACTGAATTGTAAAAGTTTCCCTGTTGACCTTTGTATTCAATAACTTTTCTTACAAAGTCTACATCTCTTAGGTCACCTGTAACAAATTCGTCAGCAACAGACATAGAGAAATCTGGAAACTTAAGGTCAACACCTCTAACCCATGCTCCTTCCTCCTTCAATCTCTTTACCATATGACTGCCGATGAACCCACCTGCACCCAATACTAAACACTTCTTCATTGTGGTTGATAGTCCTCCATTATATCATATATGTAGTCTAGCATAGGCATCGTAATAACAGGAGAACATCCTAAGAAAAATACATTATCTAAAACTTTTGAAGCTCTGGGATAGTTTGATGCAGGTTCAATGTCACGATAAGCAGGGTGCATAAGAATATTACCAGCAAAATAATTCCGTGTTTGAACTCCATGTTCCTCTAGATATTGCACTAAGTGATGTTTATGTTTATATATTATAGGTACACCAAACCATGAAGTCTCTGCATGTTCTTTCTCTTCGACAACCCTGCAACCAGAAATCTTAGAGAAGACTTGTGTCATAGCAGTTTTATTCATACGACGGACACAATGTATCTCCTTCTGCTTCTTCAGTTGTACAAGACCAATAGACCCTTGCAGATCGGCAGGTTTGAGGTTGTATCCTTGGACTCCAAAGACATACTTATGATCGACATCCTTGTCATACCCCTCCAACCAACGATCAAACCTATTGTTACAGACACCGTTGGGCAATTTATTTTGGGAACCTACACAATAGCATCCACGACCCCACCAAGCAAACGATCTGGCGATCTGAACTATCTCCTCGACATTAGAGGAGACCATGCCCCCTTCAATCGTGCAGATATGATGAGCTGGGTAGAAAGAACAAGACGCTGCGATGGCATGTTTAGTAAGCAACTCACCTCTCCACTTGCTACCGAGGGAGTCACAATTGTCAGCGATATACTTCAACCCATTTCTATCAACAATGTCGAGGAACTTATCAAAGTCGTAGGGATTACCAAGGACAGGTGATGAAAATGCAGCAACAGTTCTATCTGTTATCTTTGCCTCAACTTGATCAAGATCCCAATTTAAGTCATCCTCATTTATATCTACAAAAACAGGTTTCAAACCTGCCTGTATTATAGGGTTGATTGTGGTGGGAAATCCACATGCACATACAATTATTTCATCTCCATCTTTCCAATCAAAATATTTCTTCAACGCTGCTATCATCACAAGGTTAGCAGATGATCCACTGTTCACCATGACAGAATGCTTGAACTCAAATTGTTTTGAAAATGCTCTCTCAAATTTATTTACATTCTCACCTGCAGGTAACCACTTACCAGACAATAACGCTGTGATTGCAGCAGTGGGTTCTTGGTTGTCCCAATAAGGACCTGAATAATATATTGGATCACCCTTTTTCCAATTTTGATTAGGAAGATATGGAAATAATTTATATCCCTCCTTCTCAAGATGAAATACAAAGTTATCTACTTGTTCACTCAGACTATACATAAATCCTTGACAATAAATTCGTTTGTGATGTGTTGTGCAAAACCCAGTCTCTTCAATTTAGTTGTGTCTAACCAGAAGTGTTGTGTCTGTACGTTATTGTGAAACTCTGGTGGGTCTATACTTATTATCTTACCACGAGATCTAGTAAAATGTTTAGCAAGTTCAACTATTTCACTAACTCTTGTTGGTTCACCTGATCCTATATTATAGATCTGATTTATCTCACCTTTATCCATCACAAGTTTGATTGCTCTACACACATCATCAACATGCATGATGTCACGACAATGTGATCCATTATCGTATACTTTGATATCTCTATCTGCTTTCAATTCATTGACCATCCATTGAATAGCATTCTTTTTTCTACTTGCTTTAGTGTCACCATCACCCATAACATTACATAGTCTAAGTATTCTATATTTCATCCCCGTAGTTTGAGCGAAAGATATGATAAGATCTTCCGCACACTTTTTGGTAATAGAATAAAATCCTGTTGGGTTGCATACCGATACTTCTGTTGCTGGAATAGTTCCTCCCTTTCCATAGACAAACCAAGATGATACAAAGTTGAATGTAATATCTTTCGATCTACAGTAGTCAAGGGTTTCACACAAGACTCGTAAATTAGTATCGACATCTCTAGTGATGTCATCATGGACATGGTAATTGTGTATTGTTGAAATCATGTACAAGATATCATTATGAATAGGAACTCTCTCATTTCTATCCTGTACTTCTACTTCATCATTGTACATCTCTTTGAAATTTCTGCCAACGAAACCACATCCGTATAATGAAATCATGTCAATTGTTCTATGTAATGTGTGACTGTTGCACGGAGTCCAATGTCAAAATTTGTGAACGGTCTCCATCCAGTTGTATTTGTTATCTTACTATGATCCATACCATATCTTTTGTCAATACCTGGTCTTCCTTCATTGATACCAATCAAATCAAATGGTTTGTTCATCATCTTCAATATCATTTTTGTTACATCAATATTTCTCATCTCACATGACCCACCAATATTGAAGTGATCATTCATTATACCTTGCACCTCTAGTTCCCAAATGGCAGCACAATGATCGTAAACATACAACCAATCCCTTATCTGATGTCCGCCACCATGCATGAATGTCACCTCATTATTCAAAGCATTACTTACAACAAGTGGAATTAATTTTTCTACATGTTGATGAGGACCGTAATTGTTAGAACAATTAGTAATAAGATAAGGTAAACCGTATGTGTTATGCCAAGAAGTAACAAAATAGTCAGACGCTGCTTTGCTTGCAGAGTATGGATTTCTTGGGTCATAGGGGGTAGTTTCTTTAAATAAATCTGTGTCGTCATATTCAAGTGATCCGTATACTTCGTCAGTGGATATGTGATGAAACTTTTCTATCTCATGTTTCAAACTAGCATTCAGTAAATTGATTGTTCCAATGACATTTGATTCAAGAAAGGGTCTATAGTTTTTTATAGACCTATCTACATGTGATTCAGCAGCAAAGTGAAATACTTTTCTTGGTTTATACTTATCAAAAATATAATTTACGTTCCTCTCATTTGATATATCACACCACTCAAATATAAATTGATCTGTTTTTGGTATAAAATTTAGATCAGCAGCGTAGGAAAGATTATCAACAACAACAACTGGTTCAAGAAGATCAGTATCATTGCTAATATAATGTAAAAAATTACTACCTATAAAACCTGCACCCCCTGTGACAATGTATGTCATTAGTAGTGTCCCCAAGTATGATGCTCAACTCTATTATAATCATCTTCCAATCTAACAATATCATCTTCCCTACAGTCTCCTCTTTGAACCTCAATAATTGTAATACCTTTCTTCCCACCAGTGATTCGATGTCTTTGTTCAATACCTATAAAAAATTTATCACCAACAGATGCTTCCGTGTCCAAATTATTCTGGGTAATGATACCATCACCACCCACCACGATCCAATCTTCAGTGCGATACCGATGAAATTGGAGTGAGATTCTCATCTCTGGTTCAACCCACAATTGTTTGACACAATATTTGTCACCTCTTTGTAGGACTTTGAACCATCCCCATGGTCTAAATTCTTTTTCCTTCATGATAATAGTGTACCAGATCTAAAGTATTCACGCAATGCTTGAATGTCAAGTTTAATACCAGACATGAACATTGGTTTTATAAGCACAGCAGATTTTGATATGACATGTCGTCTATCAAATTTGGATTGCACCTTATCTATATCTATACTGTCATCCCACATTGCAAGATAAATTTTATTATATAGAAAGTCAATCACCAATGTACCATTACCGACGTAAGATTGATACTCTTGCACTGGAACCTCAACATCATTTATTCTTATCAAATCATCTCTACCATGAAAGATATATCTATCTCCCTCTCTCGAAAATTTGTCGCTTGTTTGTAAATCATCTACACATAACAAACCACCTTTGATTTCTAGCTTATAAAAATTGTCTATAGGATAAAATTTATTCGGTGCAAAGTTCTCATCATTCAAGGTGTTTATCATTACAGGACCTGATGTTTCACTCATACCATACAAACTTATAATGTTTTTTACTTTACCATTTCTCCACTCAGGTCTTATGGCAGCAAGAGTGTATACATTCAAGTTAGGAAAATTTATATCACCATTTATAAACTGTTCAATGTCCTCTGTATATGGAAATTGAACATGGTCAATGTCATCAAGGGATTGTGTGTGTCTACCTGATGCACGTATATCAGTTACATTATCAGACATGAGAGTTGGTAAAAAGAAAGTAGCAAAACTACTTCCATGCATAAACTTTCTTGTGGTCACCACACTTCCATAAAACATGTACGAATTGCGTTTACCTAATCTACACATGAAGTCATGTGTATGTTGTATTTTTTTTGGTGACCCAGTGGTACCACTACTTGTACATAACATTAAGACACTATCAGGTGTAGCGTTTATAATATTATTTGGTTCAGTATCAACCCATTGATTTACCTCATCAATATCAATATGAGTGTGTGCTATATCTGTATAAAATTTTTCCTCCGATCCTTTACCTGTATCATCATCTGATATTTCAATGATGGTTTTTTTATTGGCAGTGACAATGTAATCGATTGGCATTACACATAGTGTCTTAGCATCAATCCATGTTCTATCTTTCTCATAATATAATCTCTTTGAATATGATGTGACAGATGCAACAATAGTGATCATGCCAAGTTCACTACTAGCGATGAATAGTGCTGTTGCATCGTAACCTTTTAAGGCATTCATTATAGTATCACCCTTGCCTACATTATATTTTTTTGTCAATAAATTTTTGTACCTATCTATTTGCACACATAAGTCATTATAATTATGAGTCTTATTAAAAATTATATTTTTATTTACAATCTCTCTTGATATCACTAATGTATTTTTCATAATCTGGGTTTGGATGATTGATAAGACGTTTGTGATATAATTCTATCACAGTTATTGCTGCTGTGCCCTCAAAAAATGCAGGCACGAGTCCATGAATTATACTTGCGACACCAGAGAATATCAATCTCATGCCTGCAAAAAAAGCAAAAACACAATGATTCCCATATGTCTCCTTGCTTTTTGCAAGATGTTTTTTACTTCTGTATAAAAGATTGTGCTGCTTGCCAATCATTTTCAAAAATCTCAAGACCTCTGTCTGTTAGAACATGATTGTACATCTTCTCAAATACACTTGGTGGCATTGTCACAATATCTGCTCCATGTGCAAAAGATTGTGAGACACTATTTACGTATCTGATTGATGCAGAAAGTATTCTTGTTCTATGTATGCACTGAACTCTAAACACATCATCAATATCTTTTATAAGATTCAAACCAGTAATAGAATTATCATCTAGTCTCCCAACAAAGGGTGACACATATGCAGCACCTGCTTTTGATGCAAGAATCGCTTGTGCCACATCGAATATAAGGGTGACGTTTACACGTACAAGTTCTCTTGATAATTGTCTACATGCAATCAACCCATCAGGTGTGCATGGCACTTTGACTGTTGCACACTTACCAAACTTTGATGCTAATCTTCTTCCTTCAACGATCATGTTTGATGAGTCACCCATAACCTCCATACTTATATCATTCAATCCAATATCCTTAAGTTCTGCATAAACTTCATCAGGATCTCTACCACTCTTGTAGATAAGGGATGGATTAGTTGTGACACCATCAATCAACCCTGTGGCAAAATGTTTTTTAATAATTTCAGTGTCAGCTGTATCAAGAAAGATACGCATATTATCTGATGACATCATAAAAGAAATTCAAAGTAATTCAAGTTTAGCACACACCTTACTTTAGTGTCAATCTGAGACACACCTCTATGCTTTATATTTGAGGGAAACTTGACATACCTATTCGCAACACTCATAATTTTTTCACCCGATTCAAACTCTGTATAACCATCATTAGTGTTGATATAGTATATTCCAGTAGTCATCGTACTACAATTCACATCACAATGAAAATTACTATAAGATCTCTTTGTTTTGACTGGTTCAAGGTTTGCCTTGATTCTATGCAGTGCAACAAATGGAATCTTATTTACAAGTGGTAATAAAATATCAATAGACTTTGATTGTTCATACACTACTTGACCAGTGCATGAATGAAAGGTGAAGAATACATGTACAAATTGATAATTATCAATACTATTTTCAGTTTGAGTTGACACCTTTGTATTATTATATTTCCAATCGATCCCACCATTCCCAATCATAAAATCATGAACTCGCTTGTGATCACTTGGATTTAAAAAGTTATCAATTACTTCAATCATTCAAATACTAAATAGGCTAGCATACTATAGGATAAAAGACCTATGAAAAGACTTCTTTTTGTCTTTACTTTATTATCTATAGGACTCCCTGCAAGAGCAGATATAACTCACAAATTATCCAGCAGCGTACAACTACAGGTAAACGCTGCAGCAACGCAGGTTGAAAGAATAGGGTCGTCGTTCTCAATACAGGGGAACGGTGTGGACACAACTGATGGTAACACAGCAAGTACAGTATCGGTTGGTACTATAACCTCAGGTGTTTATGCACCTGGTACAATAGCAGCGACCCAAGATGTGCCTGGTGCAGCGTTCAGCTTCACTCAGTCATACACTCAAGCTGACGCTGTTCCAACATCAGCTCCAACAGTGGGTGCTGTAGGTAACTTCAGTAATCAAACATCTACTGCTGCTGGTGCAAAAGACACACTCGCTGGAACTATAACCAGTGCAGGTGTTATGACACTAACAGCTGGTGGAGCAGGCACTGTAGCTACTGGTCAACATGTTACTGAACTTACAATCAAATAGACTTATGGTAAGATATGAAACTGTATCGTGCGATGACTGTGGGTGTGATTGCCCTTGCGAGTGCTTCGACTGCGATAGCTGTTCCTGTTGTGCCTAACTTCACGCAGGGCTCGATGACCTCAACGACTGAGACCACGAGCACGGTAACAGAAACTATTAATTCGATGGACTATTCTACTGGCTGGACGTATTCAGTTAGTGGTACAAATGTAGAACACGATGGCACGAGCATGACCCCAGACGTGGGTTCTGCTCAATCAAATTCATTGAACGGAGTGACTTCATCATGGACAGGACTGGATGTAGAAAACAAACCAAATTGGACTGTGACACAGCAGGGACAACCCTTCCAATTCACAGAACATTATGTTGCACCAGGTCTTCAGACTCATACAATAATAAACCGCACACAAACCATACAATCCGTCACCACATCAACAAGTATCTTCTCGCAATAGCAGTAGGTCTTGGTAACATAGCACCTGTGTCTGCTACAGATGTTGGTGGTGTATCTGCGACTGCAAACCCTGTCGCCAATTCATCTGGCTCGGTCACCAATCAAGCCATACAAGTTTTACAAGGACCTTATATTACCAACACCTATGGTGGAGGGGTACAATGTCAAGGTCCTACAGCAAATTTTACTCCTTATGTTACAAGAACTGGAAATTGGTCAGATCCTTATGAACCATTCTGGGATGACCCTGTATATAACAATGCTGACAATAATGATGATGGTATCCCTGATTCTCCTGGTGAGATCCTCTATTATATCCCTACTCGCACGGGGCAGAAGGCAACGCAAAATATAAGTTTAGGTTTCTCTGCCACACTATCAATCCCTTTAGATAAAGAGTTGCAGAAACAATGTAAAGAAGCAGCAGCAGCAAATATAGCAGCAGTGCAACAGAACACTGCCAACAAGAGATTAGACTTTGAGATAGCTAGATTAAAAAATTGTGGAGAATTGATGAAAGCTGGTATTATGTTCGCACGAACCTCTCCTTATTATAAGGTGTGTGCCGATGTAGTTTTAGTAAATCCACCTAACACATTACCCGATCACAGACACTCTATTTCCGAGGTTTTAGAGGAGGTAGACCTTTCGATTGGCGATACCGATTAGCAACAATCTCGCTCTTTGATAACTCACGATGACGACCTAGTTTTTTCTGGGCAGTGGTTGTGAGTTTTTTTATGGCAGGTTTTATAAGTCGTAATAAGAGTGGTGTAGCTGCAGCAGATGCTGTTGCCACTATTGCTATCGCTGCTGTAGTGCTTGCCTGATTTGCAGAGGGTAAAAATTTCTCCGCAGGTGTGGTTGGTTCATATAATACGACACAAGTTGTTCCCTGCAATTCATGTCCGATGACTTTCTCATCACCATTCAAAGTAAGATCACCTACTCTTGGTTGATTAGGTGCAGGGCACTCCGTCTCACCCTCTGGTATGTTAGGAGGTTCTACCTCTGGAGATGTGGGAGGGTCAGGTGGTGGTTCTACAGGAGGTGGGGGCACATCTCTTGTTATAATAAGTTGTTCTGGTGTATAATCCATCGCATCAAAAGATGGCATACTTGCATCACAGTATGTGACAGTATCATCATCCTTTGCTAATTGTTTATTCTTAGTACCATCTGGATATTTGTTTTCTGGATGCACTTCAACGCAACCAGGTATATCTACAATTGGTTTTCCTATGTCAACTGTGACTGGCACAGAAGGAGAAACCGCATGCTCAACTTGCACCTGTCGTGTGAATATATGGGGTATTTTGAGTGCCTCTATACCCACACCTGGCACATGTATATTAAGTATTTCCACTCATACGTAAGCAACCTTTGGTAATATGTATAAGGCTAGTGCTATTGATCCTAATATTATGAATGAGGATCTTATGGGTAGGTCTTTCATTAGTCTTCCCTCAGAATTTCGTACAAAGAAAAAGGATGTTCCTGTAGAAACGGAACATCCTCTCTGGCGTGTGCTGCTGCCCCAAAAGCATCGTCTGCATATTCGCAGATGTGGTGCTCGACATCCTGTTGATCGTGCCAAGCAAGGGTATAGTGGTGCATGATAGTTTCAATTCCATATACACCTTATATAGTACCAGATTGTAGTTATAATTACCTATTTATGTGTGGACTCACTGACTCTATTTTTGATCGGAAACAATCTTTAGTGCAGGTGATTCTATCCTTATTGTTTGACCAGGTGCTGTGTTGGATGCCTTTTCTATGAGTGACTCCATGTCCTTCTTACTAAGAGGTGGTGCAGATCCATTCTTCTTACCCCCAGCTTGAACACCAAACGTAGCTAAAACTCCAGTAAAGACCGAAGCTATGAAGGTCGGATCGATCTTCTGTTCTTGTTTGTAACCAGGTATCTCTACGTAATTAAGAGTAAGTATGGCACCTGCCCATATCATAACACCTAATCTCACGAAGGTGCTTAGTATCGCTAGTTGTTCTTCTTTATCGTCTAACCCTTCCTTTATCTTATTGACAATACCTTTCTTTGCATCTTTCTTTGCTGAGTCTGTCATAATATAATAACACTTGTTTAATATATAGAAAAATTATTACCTCCACCTCAACATACTATCAATGGTTGGTTTTTGTGTCTTATATTTGTTTGATTTACACCCAATCCTTTCTCTATTCTTTATATCATATTTACCACCTAAATTGTGCTCTATATAATCTTCACCTCTTCTCTTCCAATTAAGTTCCCTTCTATCAAAGTCATAATATCCTAATCCTATAAAAGATAAAACTTCTTTACCATCTTTTCTATAATCTAAACACATTTTATTATTTTTATTTGGACGTTTCATATTAAAGCAACCACAGTATGACGCATCAACACCATAATTATTTGCATTGAGGACAATCGCATACATGAACATACCCCACCTCATATAAACATCTTTATCGGGTCTGAATTTATATGCACGTCTGTTTTTATTCTCTGTGAAGGCAAGAAGATATGGTGCTTCTACTTGAGTGTTAAATTTATAGGGATGATTTTTATATTCCTCCTCTAACGTTTTCTCCCACTCATCAAAATCTAAATGTTTATTTTTATGTTTTTTGAGACCTGTGCCTGCTATTGGAGTTGATAGAACAAACTCTGATTTTATTTTTGAGTGTTCAGGACCCCATACATCAATGTCAAGATACTTCATAGACCCCTTGAAAGGTGAAAAAATTATTGCATCCTGTATTATTTTTGTCACCACATCACGAGATGGATAGACATCTTTTTTAAAATTTCTATAATTAATCCTACGAGTCAGTGGATTATTATTCATAGTATCGCTTTCATAATAAACTCTTTTGATAATATAGGTTTACCAAATAAGTCCATCTGCAAGTTATCTACATCTTCAGTTACTTTGT